GTTCTTTAGTGATGTTATAGTTTTCTTATTTAAGGAATAGTATCTATTCCCTAATTTAAGTTGACTATAAATCTTTCTAACCAATTCTACTAAAGAATCGGCCCCAAAAGGAATATAATTGTTTTTAATTTTAAAATAATCATATAATATTGTAAATACAATATTAGGATTATTAAAATTACGTAACAACCCTCCTAATGGAAGTCCAGTTATCTCTCTTGACTGTTTAGGTTGAATTCATCTTTTTGCAAATTCATATGTATCACATGATACATGTGTTTTTTGCAATGATAATTCAACTCCTAAACCCTTAATAACTCTGATATATGCTTTGGCAACTTTATCGTTTTTTATAACGATATCATCACCTAAGATCATATATTGATCAAAGTTTTTAAGACCACATAGTTGTGCACAATAGTATACAACTAGATGGTGAGTCAAGGTAAAGACACTTCAAGATGAATACGTACCCATAGGTTGACCAGTTGAATATTTCAACTGTAAACCTTCAGGTGTAGTAAACGATCTTGAATTCAGAATAGATTGTCAACTTTGAGCTAATTCCATATGGAATATTCTAGCTAAAAGTCTTTTCTGTAATTCTACAGGAAATCTATCTGTTGCTGAACTTAAGTCTAAAGATCAAAACTTCTCACCATTATTCAGATCTCACTTGTTATGTGGATCTTGTGTAAATGTCCGATCCATAGGTATATTATTAAGTTTGTTCATAATAATATTATGGATTGGTTTTAAGTATAATTGACTATAGTAATCACTAATAGCAATTATTCTTAATTTACATTCAGGATCTTTTACAAATGATATTTTCCCTAAAGTTTTAACTTTAGAAGGAACAATACCTTTGTTAAAGGCATCTGAATAATTTTTACAGAAGAAATCTTGACCATTTTGATCTGTTATTTTTAAGATTTTATCCATCATTGGATAATCAAAATTTAACAGATCTTCTTGGCAACTAAGTGTTGCTGGTCCATTAGGACCAGCCTTAGTACTAAGATATACATCTTTTGTTTTTTCAAAAGATGGATGGTCAGATTTTAAACCGTATTCCTTAACAAACTGGTTGATCACACCTGATGGTATAATAAGATTCATTTTTGATGGATCTGTTATACTATTATAATCAGGTTTGATTTTATTTCATTCATTACTATTTAAATCTCAACTTCTTGTGAAGTTTAAGATTGTAAATAGATACTTTAATGAAGAAATATTACCATCAACCAATGGCTTAAGGAAGTGAAGAACTTTTGGTCAACCTTCTTTATCTATACCAATCATCATATCATTAGTAAAAAGAGGATGACCACATATGTATCTTGTACAATGTAGTCTTACTCTTTTTAGATATTTAATTGTATAGATAGTTCCATTATTTTTAAGTAATTTAAATATTACTTTAAATAATGGACGAAGGTATTTAGATGTATCAATCGAAGGAAAGACTAAAATCATTATTCTTCAAAGAATTTTGATATAAGTTTTCTTCATTGAGCATTTAAAATCTTATACTTAAGGCGTATAAACCTCATCATGTAATCCTCAGATTCTGAGGCATGATAAAACCATAGAGATATG